CAATGATATTCGGAAATGTAGCAAAGGCAAAACAATTATTAGGCAGTGGTGGGAGTGGCTCAACTGGTGGAGGTGGCAATCCATCGGCACCACAAGCCCCGAGTTTCAATTTGGTGCAAGGCACGGGAACAAATCAAATAGCGCAATCTTTGCAAAAACAAGCCCCGATTAAAACTTATGTAGTGGCAAAAGATGTTACTTCGGGACAAAGTTTTGATAGAAATATTATTGAAAGTGCGAGTTTATAAGTGCAAAAATGCAACAAAACAAAGATTATTTAATTATAAAGATATGAAAACCTACGAAGCGAAATACGACCCGTTAAAAAACAAAGGAGTTTACGGAATTTCTTTAGTTGAAAATCCAGCAATGGAGGGTTTGTTTATTGCCTTGTCAAAAGATGAACCTTTGCAACTAAAAGAGATTGACAAAGAGCAACGTATATTAATGGGATTAGTTTTAGAACCTAACAAGCCAATTTACAGAAATCAAAACGGCGAGGAGTTTAATATTGTTTTTAACGAAGAAACTATTAAAGATTTGTCTTATGGTTTTTTCAAAAACAATAACCATTCTAATTCCACAATAGAGCACGATGTTAAGCAAAACATTCAAGGAGTAACCTTTACTGAAAGTTGGATTGTAGAAAATCCAAAAATTGACAAGTCCACTAACTTTGGTTTTGAATACCCGAAAGGTAGTTGGCTTGCGGTTATGAAAGTTGATGACGATGCAATATGGAATGACTATGTTAAAACAGGCAAGGTGCAAGGTTTTTCAATCGATGCTATGCTTAGTTTAGAGGAAGTTAATTTAACTAAGATTAATTTATTAGATAGCGAAGATGCTATTTTCTTCAAAGAAAACGAATTGAAAGAAGGTATAGAGTGCTGGTTAAATGACGAAAAAATACCCGTGGGTGAGTACATCTTAAGCCAAGGATATTATACAACCAAACTAACTATATTAGAAGATGGCATTGTTGGTAAGGTTCAGAAAGAAGTAAATTTAAAATCAAATATAGAAATGAGTAACACAAATAATTTATTGGAGCAAATTTGGTTGGCAGTTAAGCCAGTTAAGAAAATCCAATTAGGTAGTATGATGTTAGTCGATGGCTCACTCAAGATTGAGTGGGAGGGCGACACGTTAAGCGAGGGTTTAAGCGTTTGGGTAACAGCAGACGATGGCACGAAAGTACCCGTACCAGTTGGTGAGCACCCATTGGAAGATGGAACTATTTTAGTAGTGGAGGTTGAGGGAATTGCAAAGGAAATTAAACCAGCGCCAGCACAGGATATGTCAGAACCAGCAGGGCAAGGGATGACAGATGCGGCCGCTACTGAAATTGCAAAAGCAATAGCGAAAAGCGTATTGATAAAATACGAAGCGCAAGATGCTTTAATTTCAGAATTGAAAGCAGAACTTTCAGAATTGAAAACACAAGTTATTGAACTTGGTAGGCAACCAAGTGAAAAACCAATTAAGAACACAACAACCGTGACGATGTCACAAAAAGGAAAATTTTCAGATTTATTAAATAAACTAAACAACTAAATAATGCCAACAACACTTAACATTACAACAAACTTTGTGGGCAACGTAGCAGGAGATTACGTGGCCGCAATGATTAAAGAGAGTAATACACTCTCTCAAAATTTGGTAACAGTTTTGCCAAATATTGTTTCAACAACTTATTTAAGAAAAATTGAAACAGCAGATTCATTCGTGGATTATGTTTGTGGTTTTACGCCAGCAGGTTCTATCACTTTGTCAGAATATGAAATCACTCCTAAAAAAGTGAAATGGGATTCTGAATTATGTAAGGAGGATTTTAGACAACTTTGGACAGCGAAAGAAATGGGTTTCTCGGCTCACAACGACTCTTTACCAGCAACTGAACAAGCGGCTATTCTATTAAGAATGGGCGAAGTTGTCGCAAGAAAAATCGATGTTGATATCTGGGAAGGCACAAACGTAACAGGCCGCTTTAACGGATTAATTCCACAATTGCTTTTAGATGCTACTGTTATAGATGTAGCGACACCAGTAGCAATCACAAGTGCAAACGTAGAAGCGGAATTGGCTAAATTTATCGATGCTGTTCCAGACCAAGTAATCGGAGCGCCTGATTTGGTTTTAGGAGTTTCTACAAATGTTTTGAGGGCCTTGAGAAAAATTCAAGGTAGCTTGGCTCGTGCAAATGGTACATTCTTAAAACCTAGCGAATTCGACTTTAATGGTTATACCTTAACTGAAATTAAAGGGTTGAACCCAAACACTATGGTAGGCTATGCGAAGTCTAATGTGACTTTTGTAACTGGACTTTTAGCAGACCACAATGAAATAAAAATCAAAGATATGGATGAAACTGATTTGTCAGGGACTATCAGGATGAAAGTGGTTTTTACAGGTGCAATTGGATACGCTTATGGTGGCGAGATTGTTCTTTATAACGCATAGTAAGTAATTAGGGCGGATTAGTTTCCGCCCTTAAATTAAAATATATAATAATATGGCTTGTGATATTACAGCAGGAAGATTAAGACCCTGCAAAAATAGTATAGGTGGTTTAGGCAGGTTGTTTCTATTCAATTTTGTAGAAAATCCTTTCACTATTAACAACGGGATTGCAACTGCAATTAACCCACTTCTTACGGAAGTTTTTGAGTATGTAATAGAGGGAGACGGAAACAAGTGGGATGAGGCGATGGTTTCTGATAGAAATTCAGGCACAACTTTAAACACACAAACGGGTACTATTGTTTTAAAATCAATAGACGCTACAAGTTCAGCACAATTGAACTTATTAGCTTATGGCTTTCCAATGGCAGTTATTAAAGACCGAAAAGGAATTTATCACGCAATTGGTATTGATGATGGTATTGATTTTTCAATTACTCAATCAACTGGTGGAGCGAAAGGAGAGTTGAACGGTTACACTTTGACTGGAGTTTCTACAACGGGAGCGTTATCGCCAAAATTAGATACGGCAACTGTAACGGCTTTTTTAGCATTAGTTTAATTCTTTTTTAATTTTTTTAAAACCCTCGTTTGCAACAAATCGAGGGTTTTTTTATTATATATGTATGAATGTTATAAACCCAACAGACCCAATTCACGAAATAAAAATTATTCCGAGATTTAATCCATCAGGAGATTTGTTTTTGGATTTGTTGAATGAGGAAACAAAAGCATCTCAAACTATTGAGTTTAAAATAATTGAATACAGTTTATTGCTACAAAATGGGGATTTCATTTTGTTGCAAGACGGAACTTATTTTGTAAACAATACTGAAAGTCCTTATTATTTTATTGATGGATATTTGATTATGAATTTTTCTTTGAATATTCTGGAAGGTCAAAAATTCCAAATAAAAATAACAGAAAATAACGAGGTTGTTTACCGTGGCAAGTTGATGGCAACTTCGCAAAATACGCAGAATTTTAAAGCATCAAAAGACCTATATTATTATGAGTAACGATATTAGATTAGTACAATTATCAAACTATGTCAGACCAAAATTAGAAGAAAACAAATCTAAAAATTGGGTACTTAACGGGCGCAACAATTCATTTTATCAATATGTAATTGATAGATTTAATGGATCGCCGACAAACGCGGCTATTATTTCAAGTTACATTGATTTGATTTACGGCAGAGGATTAAGCGCAAGAAACAAGAACTTACCAGCGTGGATTAATTTACAAGTTATTTTTAATAAAAAAGAACTTCGCAAAGTAATTGCAGATTTCGAGCTATTTGGAGAGGCTTCTATGCAAGTCGTTAGAGCAAAGAATGGCAAAGATTTAGGCGCTATATATCATTTACCAAAACAATTAGTTGTTCCGAGTTTGGAAAATGAAGATGGCGAAATTACAAGCTATTGGTATTCTAGAGATTGGACAAACTTACAAAAAAACCCACCGAAAGAATTTCCAGCATTTGGAACCTCAAAAGACAATATCGAAATCTATTGTATTAAGCCTTATAAAGCAGGTAAAAATTATTTTAGTGACCCCGAT